AGACATTCCGAAATGGGGGACCAATGGTTTCGTCAAAGAGATCAACGGGCAAGACCTGACCCTCTCTGAGGATGTCACTTTTGAGGTCGGCGAGACTTACAAGATCGCCTTGCGGGGAAAACATGGCCAAGACCTTGGACCCTACACGGTGACGGCGGGATCTGCCGCAAACATCGTGACCATGTCGGATTCAATCCCGGCGGGTGAATTCTTCTTTGATTGCGAACGGGAACCACCCTATTTCATATTTGGGAAAGAAAACATCGTCGGCGAAGTTTGCCGGGTCCGGGAGATCCGACCCCAAACGAAAGAAGAGGTCCACATCGTCGCCGTGGTTGACGACCAAGACAGGTTTCAAGACTTCGGGACAGTTTCCGCCCTTGTCACCGGACCAAGCTTGAGAGCCCCAGACAAACCAGTTGTAACAGGGTTGCGGGTTGAGGAGGTCCCTGGGGACAACCGCCTTGTCAATGTTCTCTGGAATCCCGCTCCCGGTGCAACCCATTATTTGGTCCAGACTTCTCCCGATGGGACAGATTGGGCAACCATTGCACAGACCCAGGACATTTTCCAAGTCGTCCCAGTTCAACCGGGGACGTTCCGGGTCAGGGTTGCAGGTGTCAATGTCCACCAAGGTGACTGGGTCTCTTGGATAGGGACAGTTGGAGAGAATGCCCCGGCAAACCAATATCGTCCAATTGACATCAACACGACCGGGACATATTCAGCGGCACAGTACAACTATTTTATTTTTAAGACTGCGGGGGTCACTCTGACATTGAATGAGAAGACAGGAAACCAAGTTGTTGAAGTAGCAAACCGTTCAGGCGGGGATTGCTATTTAGATTTTGATGTGTTGTACTTTGGCAATGTTGTAACTGCCCCCGTTACAATAAAAAATAACCAAACAATAAACATACTTTACAACGAAACCGACGACCAGTGGGAGAACTAAGAAATGCCCGGAAACCTTGATCCAATCATCAATGCACGGATGGGAATCATTTCCTCTGTCAATTCTTCTGCCACACCAATCAATGACGGGGCGAACTTCACCGGATCATGGGAAGACGTAGGCGGGTTTGAATCAATCTTGGTAGGGGTCGAGACAGACCAAGACGGATATTTCCAAATCGAGTTTTCCCCAGATGAAACGAATGTTGATGAGTCGTTGACAAAATATTTTAGAACAAGCCGGATCAATGTACCACATTTGTTCTACGTGTCCCGCCAATTTTACCGGGTTAAATTTTTCAACAACTCCGGGACCAACCAAACATTTTTTCGTCTCCAGACCAAACTTGGGCAAGTTCCTAATCTATCCATTTGTGGGAATGCTCCACTTGCTCAGGCGGTGGGGGCACAAAATGTTCGTCCTACAGATTTTACCGCCGAAGTTGCTCTTGGGAAACGAGAAGGCTACTCGTCTTGGAATAAATTTGGTTCCAACAGTGACGTTGACACCGGGGTGGAGGAAATCATTGCATCCTTCGGTGGGACATTCAACCAGAAGTTGGTATCTGCGGAAACTCTGGATGTGTCTTCTTCCTCTGCCAATGACACCAACAGTTCGGGGACAGGGGCAAGGCAGATCAAAATCTATGGTGTTGATGCTAACTGGGATCAGATTGAAGAGACAGTCAACCTCAACGGGATCTCTACCGTCACAACTTCAAACACGTTCTTCGGTGTCAACCGGGTCCGGGTCATTCTCTCCGGCACGGGGATGACCAATGAAGGGGCAGTCACTTTGGCAGCGACTACAAGTGGTAACACGATGGGAGAGATCCCGGCGGCAAAAGGTGTTACCCAACAATGCCTCTTTTATGTCCCAAGGGCTTGCACATTCTTGGTGAATTGGTTGCATATCAATGGAATCAAACCGTCTGGATCTGATCCCAAAGTCAATTTCTATCTGAAATGCCACAACACGACCACAAACACGACCGAACAACATTTCCATGATGGGTTTGACACTGCTGAAAGGTCAGTTTTCAGTGATTATCTGCCGGAACCGCTTGTATTTGAGGAAAAAGAGATTGTCTGGATGTCCGCCGACACAGACGCAAACAACACAGAGTTCCTGGGTCGGTTCTCCGGCAAGTTGTATGAATCACCGAATGGTGGTTGATCAAGCCGCCCGGAGGCGTTGCAGATTCCGTTTGAATGTGGATTGGTCCTGTTGTTTTGCCCGTAGGTTCTCAGTCAACACGGTGTCAATCGTGTCTTGGGCAACTATATTCCAGACGACAACCTGTTCTTCCTGTCCACGTCGGGCAAGCCTTGCGTTGAGCTGATCGTACAAATCCGGGTTCCACGGGCGGGTAAACCAAACCACGTTTGATCCACCATATTGAAGATTCAACCCATGTCCGATGCTCTTGGGATGTGCGACCATTGCCGGGATTTTCCCCATGTTCCAATCTGTCATCTTGTTCTTGTCAAATTCGATGCAACCTTTCAACGCCCCCTTGATGGTCTCTTTTTCGTGTCGGTAGTTGCAAGCAATCAAAAGAGGTTGCCCCCAAAGGTCTCTCTGGAGTTTCACCAAAGCGTTGATTTTCTCTTTGTGGAGATGGACGACCCGCTTGGGTGAAAACTCATCATCTTTAACGTAGATGTTGCCTGAACACATTTGCAGGAGTTTGTTGGGCATCACCCCTTCAAAATCAGCGGTGACGATGTCGCCCCCGTCAAGTTCTGCCAAATATTCGGTTTCAAGTTTCAGGTAGTCCGCCTTGACCTTCTCCGGCAGTGTTACCGGGATTTCCCGGATGATCGGTTCATGCCAATCTCCCCAATCTTCAAACGTCTGGACGATGGTTATGTCGGCAATGTCTTCTTCCAACTTGGTTTCCATGCCGGGAATCAGTTCCCATTTGGGGAAGTCGGAAAAGTAGTTATGGGGCTTGAAATGTTGGTCCCGCCACGCCGTGAAGGAGTTCCCCCACCTTTCGCCGTCATCCAAAAGGCGGATTTGGGAAAAGAGACCGATCCGATTTGTCCCAATTGGGGTTCCCGTCTGACCCCGCCACCTTGGGAAAAGTCTTTGGACGCCCTTCCCGGACTTTCTACGTGTCAGGCGACGGAAGGCATTGATCCGCTTTGAAGACGGCGATTTGGCATTGTCGAGTTCATCAAAAAAGACTTCGTCAACGGGGAGATCCTTCCGTTTCACACCCTTGATGTGTTTTTCAGCAAACTTGGCCAGCATTTCGTAGTTGATGCAGTAGATTTCAGCGTCCCCTTTGTACCATGTCTCAACCCCTTCTTTTGTCCGCAAGTTGGCAACCCGCATCCACCGGAAGTCATCCCATTTTTCGACCTCGTTGGGCCAGGTCATCGTTGCTACATGGAGCGGAGCGACCACCAAAACACCTTTCAGTTCACCCTGGACGAAGAGTTGATCCCAGATTGCGAGTTGGGCAGCGGTCTTGGATAGCCCCATATCCACAACCCAAAAATCTATGGGGTGCTGGAGACCGTGCTTGATCAATTCGACCTGGTTGGGCTTGGGGGTGAATTTCATTCCGGGAACTCTTCCTTAATCCGATGCCGCAACCGGGCAACGTCCTGTTCCATCGTCTGGATGATGCCGCCGGGGTTGGATCGGGTGTTGTAGAGATCCCGGTCTTGGGTCATCCAATGGTTTTCAAGATCCCGTTTGGTCTCGTCAACTTGGATTTCCAGTTGATGAACCCGTGCAAGTAAAATTTTCCGTGTCATTCCCAAGTTGCGGCGTCAATTAGTTGTTTGCCTGTTGTCACGTTGTCAATGACCCAGACGGTGCAGCCCTGATTTCTCAGTTTGTCGTGGATGTGCAGTTGAAGGGCAGTTGGTTTCTTTCCGGATCTCTTGAATTCGGCGAAGATCACACGACCACATGGCAAGACAAAGATCCGGTCCGGGACGCCCCGTTGATTCTGGGATTTGAACTTGAAGAACAACCAATGCCGATCCTTGGCATATTCACAAACGAGGCGTTCAATGTCCTTTTCAAGAGGCGATGCCATCCCCGAACTTTTCAACTTTCTCCATGACTTCCACTTTGTCGTCGAAGAAGCAGACATTGAGAAGTTTTTGGACATGAGAGTTGCGGGAACCACCTTTCCGTCCCGCCTCAATGATGAGAAGTTGTCTTGCATCCTTCTGGGTGACTTTTGCCTGGTTGAATGCCCGGTAAAGAGCCTTCTGGCAAACGACTTGCCCTGCCGTCTTGTTGGTCTGGGTGTGACCGTCACGGGGTCCACCGTCAATAGGCACTTCTTTTTTCACAAGAAGACCTTTGGATTCAAGACGGGCGATGTCTTTGTCAGTGATTGGTTGATCGTTTTTGAATATGTCAATCGTTTTCATGGTTCATGTTTTCATGTAAAATGGTATGATGTCCCCTTCCGCTTCCAATGGGAAACCTTCTGCCCAATCTGGCAAACCGCATAAAAGGTTGCAAAGCTTTTTTGTCTGCAATCCCAAATCGCCTTCTTTTTTGGCCGGGGTGATTGCTTCGTCGTGGATCAACATGTATGGTAACCATCCCGCTTTCCAAGCATTGACTGCCCCGTTTGCCATGAGATCCCCACAAATGGCTTGCGTGGCATTTTCAAGGAGGCTGCCGCCGTAGGTTTTGCAACGTCCCCAACCTGTCATCGTTGGAAATCTCGGATCGGCGTTGCCTTTCATGGCTTCACCGATCTTGCCAAAGAAGGTGATCTGGGTTTTGAAGTTGTTGTTGATGTCTGGTTCGCCGTCCTTCTCTTTGCCTCCCCAAACGAGTTTCGGCAATGGGTAAATCAAATTGTGTTTGTTGGGCAGGAACATGACCAAGGCACGGAACCCAAGTTTTTCTGTCACCCGAAATTTGAGTTTCTTAGTCCCGTAGAAAGTCTTGCCGGGGTTGCGGATCGCATCCTTTGCTGCGGTGTCAATGGATTTCCACGCCGCTTTGACTGCCGGGTTGTCTTCCCGGAATGCAGACACCGCACGGAATGCAAGGTCGTCATAGGCGAGATCATACCATTCCTGGTCGGTCGGGGTGTCTGGGTTCTTGACCAACCGCCGCTTGCCATTCTCTTGATATGCCCACACCCGGAACTCTGCCCCTTCTTGGGTGTTCTTGCATTCCATCCAATGAAAGGGCGGGAAGTCAATTTGCCAATCATCCCATTCCTCGACCTCAGATGCCATCCGTTGCCCTTCCTGGATCTGCTTTTTGAACCGGGGTTTGAATTCACCAACCATTGTTTGAGGGATTCTGAAGGCATAAGATTCGCAGGTCCCACGGAACTTCGGCGAGCCCATTTGGTAGCCACAACCAAGGACCGCCTGTTTCCCAACGAAGCGTTTTGTGTCGTTCTTCTCTTTGTGTTCCCGGATCACCTGTTCGACCGACACCCCGAAAATCTTCGCCCCCATTCGTTCATAAATCGGTTTCCCTGTTCGGAACAGATCCAAGGTTGCCTCTTCGCCACATAGCCAAGCTACACCCCTTGCTTCAACCGCCGAATAATCAGCTTGGACCAATTGCCTCCCACCCGGTCTTTGGATGAAATGGCGGATAGACGTTGCAATAACTTCCAACGGATCGCCGAAAAAATTCTGTATGTCTTCAACGGTCGCCCCGTCGATGATGTCTTGATAGGCAATTGGGGTCCACTTCTTTGACCGCTTAAAGTTCTGGGGTTGAATCAGACGACCTGCCCAACGATGGGTTCTTTCCGCCCCGGACCACAACAACGCCCCCCGGACGTGGTTGTCCTGACAAGCACATTGGATCATTTTGTCTACCTTCCCGGCGGCGGAGTGTGTCACTTTCTTGCGGAGAAGGACGGCATTTCTGACCTCTGCC